GATTAAAAAATGAATCTGACACCACATTTCACCCTTGAAGAACTCACGCACACTGACCACAGACAGTATGACAATACCCCAAACGAAGCAGAGCTGGAGAACCTTAAGCGACTCGCGGCCTTCCTTGAGGAAATCAAAACTGCCTTGGGCGGAAGACCAGTCATGGTTAACTCTGCTTTTCGCAGCAAGCAAGTCAATGATGCTGTTGGCTCTAAAGATACTAGCCAGCATCGTATTGGTTGTGCTGTGGACATCCGAGTACCTCAACTGACCCCTGATGAAGTGGTTAAAACCATCATTGCATCTGGCTTGCCCTACGATCAGATCATCCGAGAATTCGATCGCTGGACGCATATCAGCATCCCAAACACACCAGAAACCAAGCCAAGAAAACAGGCGTTGATTATCGACAAAACGGGCACTAGGGCTTATGCTTGATGCACCCTCAAATTGATGGGAAAATAAGCCATGCCATTACAAAAAATCCTGTTTAAGCCGGGCGTCAACCGGGAGAACACACGTTACACCACCGAGGGCGGCTGGTATGAGTGCGACAAAGTCCGGTTCCGTCAAGGCACGCCAGAGAAGATTGGCGGCTGGCAACGCATCTCTAGCACGACATTCTTGGGCGTGTGCCGTTCTCTTTGGAATTGGGTAACGCTTGGTAGCCAGAACCTGATAGGTGTTGGCACTAACCTAAAGTTCTACATTGAAAACGGTGGCGCATATAACGACATCACCCCCTTGCGCAAACCTGCTGCAACGCTTGGCAACAATCCATTTTCTACCACATCCGGCTCAGCCACAGTAGTTGTGACGGATGCTACGGGAGGGTTTGCCAACGGCGCTTTTGTGACTTTCAGCGGCGCTACGGCAGTGGGGGGTTTGACCCTTAATGGGGAATACCAACTTGCAACAATTGGCGTAAGTGCTACTACCTACAGCATCACAGCGTCTTCTGCAGCCTCTTCCACCGCTACGGGCGGCGGGGCGTCTGTTTTAGCGGCATATCAAATCAACCCCGGCCCTGAGTATGCAGTGCCTTTAGTGGGTTGGGGCGCTGGTTCTTGGGGCTCGGGCACATGGGGCCTTGGCTCCACCTCGGTAGATGCGCTACGTATCTGGAACCAGAATAACTTTGGTCAAAATTTAATCTTTGGCCCTCGCGGGGGCGCTTTGTATTATTGGGATGCGGCTACTAGTTTGACAACTCGCGGCGTACTGGTGTCTTCACTTGGTGGCGCATCTGATGTGCCGTTGTATCAGAATTATTTACTGGTCTCAGACGTCAGCCGTTTTGTAATTGTCTTTGGCACAAACGACATTACAGATGCGATTCTTGATCCAATGTTAATTCGTTGGTCTGACCAAGAAGATCCGGTGCAGTGGACCCCGGCTCCTACAAACCAAGCAGGCAGCCTTCGCTTGTCTCACGGCTCACAGATTGTGACGGCTGTTCAGACACGTCAGGAGATTGTGGTTTTCACTGACTCCAGTGTGTATTCACTGCAGTATTTAGGTCCTCCTTTTATTTGGGGATCTCAGCTCTTGGGCGACAACATTTCCATCATGGGCCCGAATGCGGTAACTTCTGCCTCTGGTATTGTTTACTGGATGGGCATTGACAAGTTCTACTTGTACGATGGCCGTATTCAAACGCTCAATTGCGACCTGCGCCGGTTTGTGTTTCAAGACCTTAATAAGGCTCAAGCAGAGCAGATTGTTGCAGGCACTAATGAGGGTTTTAACGAAGTTTGGTGGTTCTACTGCTCGGCTAACAGCTTTGAGATTGACAAGTATGTGGTATTTAATTACTTAGAGAACATTTGGTATTACGGCACAATGAAGCGCACAGCGTGGCTTGATTCGGGCTTGTCGGATTACCCAATTGCGGCCACATACGAAAAGAACCTTGTCAATCACGAGCAGGGGATCAACAACAATGAAACGGGCACCGAGCTACCAATCGAGGCCTACATTTCATCGTCTGAGTTTGACATCAATGATGGCCACAACTTTGGTTTTGTCTGGCGGATATTGCCTGACTTGACGTTTGAGAATTCTGCGAATTCACCCGCAGGCGCTGTGCCTACTGTGACAATGGACCTGTATGGCTTAAGCAATTCGGGCTCTGGCGTAACAAACAGCGCGGGCCAATCGGTTCTTAAGGGATCCAGTTATGTGATCACTGAAGAGTTCACGGGACAGATTTACACGCGAGTGCGTGGTCGTCAGATGATTTTTAAGATCAGCTCTAACCAACTCAATACAACATGGCAGATCGGCGCCCCTCGTATTGATATCAGACCGGATGGACGTCGATGAGCTTAATTGTCACAAGTGAGTTTGAGCTAAACAGGGTTACTGCGCCTAACTTACCGTTTGCGCCAGATCAATGGAATGCGCGATATCAAGACCAGTTAAACAACGTTTTGCGCCTGTACTTTAACCAGCTTGACAACATTGTTGGGCAGTTAAGAACTTTGTCAGTGCCGTATGGTGCGTTCTCCAGCGATCAAGATCAGACAGCAGTAGCCAATACAGCCACACTGATGACGCTTAACACCACGGATTTTGCAAATGATATTAGCATTGCAACTTCTAAAATCACGGTAGCCACTGCAGGTATTTATAATCTACAGTTTAGCGCCCAGTTTCAAAACACAGACACTGCCTTTCAAGATGTTTACATCTGGTTAAAACAAAGCGGGGTAGATATACCGGGGTCAACTGGCTTTGTATCTATTCCAAACAGACACGCAGGAACGGATGGACACGCAATTGTTGGCTGGAACTATTTTTTAAGTATGACGGCGGGTCAGTACATAGAAATCTATTGGTCTGTGCCTGATGCTGCTGTAAGCATTCAACACCTTGCCGCTTCTGGCACACCCACTAAACCGTCTACGCAGTCTGTGGTTGCAACAATGTCATTTGTGTCCGCGCTCCCAACCTAATACAATCAAACAAACATTTTCCTCTAAGGAATTAACATGGCCACAGCACCTCAAGCCGCAATGGAAATGCCACAACAAGGCGCAAATCCATACGAAGATCCAAATACGATGGCCATCTATGACCAGATGCGTCAGTCGATGTCGCCTAAAGAATTTGGGGATGAGCTTTTGGCAGGTGCCTCGCAGGTTGATCCGCAGGCCATGGCCCAATTTAAGGATGAATTGAGCCAGATTGATCTGTCGCCAGAAGAGCTTGACTCTTTAAACAACATGGTTGATGAGGTGATTGCCAGTCCTGAGCAGTATGACGCGCTTCGGGAAAAGTACTTAAAGATGGGTATGCCAGAGGAGTTGTTGCCAGAGCAGTTTGATGGCCAATTCTTTGCTGCCTTGAACATGGCAATAGATCAATTGATTGCGGAGCCTGCGGGCGTTCAAGCTTTTGCCAAAGGCGGTATTGCTGAGCTTAAACCCATTGCCAAAACAATTGCCAGTTATGGCCGTAATGGCGACACCATGCTGGCACACATCACCCCTGCCGAAGCACGCATGCTGCGCCGCCGTGGGGGCTCGGGCACAATCAACCCCGCTACTGGCCTACCTGAGTTTTTCTTGAAGAAGGCTTTTAAGAAGCTGGGCAAAGCAGTCAAGAGCTTTGCAAGCAGCACTGTGGGCAAGTTGGTTACCACTGTTGCTCTTGGTTTCTTCTTAGGCCCCGCTGCTGCAAGTATGTTGGGCGCTACGTCTACTGCAGCCGTAGCCGCGGTCAGCGGTTTTGTAGGCTCGGCAGGTTCTACCTTGCTCGGCGGTGGTAATCTGAGTCAAGCTTTGAAAGCTGGTGCGGTTGGCGGTTTGACTGCTGGCGCTGGCGCTGGAATCATGGGCGGCGCAGACGCTTTTGCTTCAGGCAGTTATACAGGTCCTACCACTGTTAGTGGTCAGTACAACAGGCTTATGGGCGCTCCTGCTGCTCCTAGTGGTCCTGCTATCTCTTCTACAGGAGAGGTAGCGAACATGGCACCTAATCCTGCGGACGCCACTCAGTTTGAGGGGTCCTTGGCTAAAACTACTTCTACTCCGTCCTTCATGGACAAGGCAACGGATTTCTACAACAAGAATATTTCTCCTTCTGGCATTCAAGAGCAGGGTGCAGCCAATGCCATTCAAACGGTCCAGAAAACGTTCCCGACTGCCACTGCTGAGCAGATCATGAGCGCTCCTGCTGGATCTGCTTTGGCAAAAGCATATTCAGCCGCGATGCCCGGAATTCTTAGTACTTACGGCCCGATTACCGCGGCAGGTATTGGCGCTATTGGTGCGTTTGGTGGATTTGAAGCCAAGGACGCTGAAGCATCTAAGCTTAAGCCCGAGTTGTTGAAGTCTGCAACACAGCGCATTGCAGAGCAGGGCAAACAAAAGGAATACTACCTTCAAAACCTTCCCGGTGTGAAATACGACGAGTTTGGCGCGCCTATTTACGGTCAATACAATCCGTTGCCCACGGCTCCCGCATCAACTACCCCAATAAGTAATTTTGATCTACCTAGCACGATTGGTGGGATTGGTTCTTTGTACACGCCACCTCCCGGCACGATGGGTTCGCAGACACCGATTGCACAGCCCTATAACACGGCATCTATGTACACCAACTTAATGCCTCGAC